ATGAAAAAAATCACAGCCATTCTGTTTCTTATGCAAATTACATCTCTTCTGGCTACAGGATTGCTATTGATACCGGAAACAATTGCACTGTATGTCAGAACGGCGGTCGGCGTTCTTATTTTTGCTTTATATTTCAAAGATTTTAAATGCAGCATTTATTTACTTTTATCATCTATCTTTATAGTGATTTTCTTCATCACAAGCCATAACTTTACATGTATAAATATATTATTTACTGTGTGGCTTATATTTTTAATGAAGAAACTTGGAGATAAAAACCTGGTTAAATGCATTTTCTACTCAACTCTAATGTTTTCGCTTGTTTTTTGTGCCTTTGTCATTAATGGATTAATTCATCCTGACATTGTTTATATAGCTGAGTCAGGAAGGTACAGGAATAATTTAGGTTTCTGGTCAGCAAACTATCCGGGATTCATATCATTTTCCTGTTTTATGACACTATTCGCAACCCTTGGCTTTCTTAAAAAAAATATAAAAAATAAATATCGCATTGTTTCATACATAGTTATGGCATTTTGTTTTGTAATTCCATGGATAGCTGACTCCAGGACGCCTGGATATGCAATGGTAATGGCTATTTTTTTCTTTATGCTTTGCTATATAAATACATTCAAACAAATTGCCATTAGGTTAATCCCATTTATTCCTTTAGCTGCATTGGTTTCCACTATTTATTTATCTTCAAAAAGCGGTAGCAACATCGACTTTATTTTGAGCGGGCGCTTAACTTATTACCATGATTTTTTACGTGAACTTAATTCATGGGATTATATTTTCGGAACTCAGCTTCCAGATTATGCACTAGATAGTTCATATCTCATACTACTCTCTGCATTTGGTATATCATATATACTAATCCTAACAGCCCTCCTAATCAAAGCTGTAATTAATAATAAAAATAAATTTGCATTAACGATTTTATTTTCACTCATGTGCTATGGAGTTACTGAAGCTGTGATGGCCAGAGCTGAAATACCAGTAACAATCCTATTTATCTCACTCATGTTTATCAACACAAATAAAAAAACAGAGCTCACTTAATTTTGTATTTGCGCATAAAGTGTTGTTACATTTTTGTTTAAAATATAAGCCATTACAGTTCGGGAGTCATAGATCATTCAGTAAACTAACAGAAAACCTCAGACCTCGGCAGTCTTAACAAACTGGAAGTAAAATTTGATTCGACTGTATCGAAGACTAAGAGAAACTTACAGACGTAACAAAACTGGTTTTTCATCCTATATGTAACACCAACTAATTGGACTACATTCGTTTTATCTTAGGAAAAAGTGGATAGCACTAGGATAAAACACTAGTATATTGAGTTCTATTATTAAAAACCCGCCTTCATAGAAGGCGCATTGGTACACTCCAAAAGCGGCGTACCAAAACCCTTAAAAAGAAATATCTGTCAGTCCAGTAAGATTTTAATCCCAAGGCAATAAGGCAGAGCCAAAACCAGCAGATGGCCAAGCCCGTAGGACATGGTTTTCATGTTGGCAATAAATTCCAATACAGGTGTAATAAAGAAATGTCAGATACCTCCAACTGTCCTGGTTTTCTCTTCCACGATTACGCGAATATTAATGTAAGTGATTGATTTTTATATAACATAAATAGAATAAATTCAAAAAATGTACTAAAAATTGTACTCATTGCTTTATAGTTTCCATTTGACTGGCTGTTACTTCTTGCACAATACTGTATGTAATCACAGTGCAAAGGGAGATGGGCTATGTTTGTTGAATTGATATACGATAAGAGAAATGTTGAAGGTTTAACTGGCGCCAGAGAGACTATCCTGGCTGAGCTGACAAAGCGAGTGCACCAGATTTTCCCTGATGCCGAAGTGAAGGTGAAGCCAATGCAGGCGAACGCCTTGAATAGCGATGCCAGCAAAAGCGATCGGGAAAAGCTGAACCGCATGCTAGAGGATATGTTTGAAGAGGCCGATATGTGGTTGGTGAACGAATGATGAGCATGGATAACATTATCATTTCTGGTGCCCGGATTTACTTTCCTCCGGATAACCAATTACCCTCGCCATCTTCAGATATGCTTACGTTCGCCGTAGTGCGTGACGCCGATACGATTAAAGAATATCTGTTATTAATTCACCGCAATGGACGGTGGGAGCTAGCTTCATCTGCATTTTATAAAGAACCTGGGCATGCTATAGCGGCAGCAACGAAAATTGTTCGTAACGTTGTGTAATGGTTTATTGTCGTCTGGTTTTAGACTGGTACAATCCGCCGCGACTGGCAATCATTCAATACTCGCACTATCGAGCGTTAGCCAGTCGGCCGCCGCCCGTTCTTGCATACGACGACGCGGTGGCACCTTTTCAACATCTCGCAGGAAATTTTCGGTAGAGTGTTGAAACTCCTACATCGTAAATTATTGCCACACGCTGACGCGTTTCCCCTGCAGAGATTAGTCTCCCTGCCTGCGCCCACTGCTCATCCGTTAACTTTGGCCTGCGGCCGCCGATCCGCCCTTCTGCGCGCAACCGCCAATCCTGCCCGGGTACATTCGACAATCAGTTCCCTTTCCATTTCTGCCAGAGCCCCCATGACATGAAAGAAGAACCGCCCCATAGGCGTACTCGTATCGATGCAATCCGTCAGGCTCCGAAAGTTAACCCCCTTCTCCCGCAGTTCCTCCACTAACACAAAAAGATGTCGCATGCTGCGACCAAGCCGATCCAATTTCCACGCCACCAACGTATCGCCTTCAGATAGCGTCCGGAGCACCTTTTTTAATCTCGGTCTGTCGGACACCTTACCGCTGATCTTGTCTTTGAAAATCAGCTCACATCCTGCACTCTCGAGCGCGTTTCGCTGGAGTGCAGTGTTCTGATCATTTGTTGACACTCTCACGTAGCCAATAAGTATGAGTGAAGCGGTTCATTAAAAGCGCGAAAGCGTTTCACTAAAGTTACGACAGTAAATGGATTCGTATTTTTAGTGAGACAAAATATTTTAATAGCTCTTTAGCCATGACTAACAAGACCAGCCACTGTACGTTTGGTGTGAAGGCCTGATTGGACCATCCCAAATTGCCATGCCAATTTATGATAAAATTGACCGGTCAAAAAAGGAGACTCCAATGAACATCAGCCACCCTAAAAAAATCACCACCCTCAAATATTTCGTTGACGCCTATCCTGAAAGCCTTACTGATGCAGCATGGAAGGATCTGGTCGATGAAATCGGAAATTTCAAAGAAGCCTATGGATACATTGCATTTTTACACGATGACGGTTTTTTGAAAGGCAAGGTCAGCTTTGATAGTTCTGGCACTAATGAAGGAAGTTGGATGATTGATTTAAGTTCCCTCCGAGTGACTTCTCAGGGATATGAGTATTGGAGAAAGAAGAAAACCGAAGCTTCATTGCGACCCAATGAGATATTTTAATTTTATACATTCTTGAAGGTGCGATTGCCTCAAGACAAGAATGATGGGGTTTAACCGTTGCCCGGCCATGCCGGGCATTCTCCCAAAAGTTCCTATGCAGGATAAGAAGGCCACTCAACATCTGGCGCATTGCTTACATCCAGGCGCCGCAGTTTAGTGCGACATTCCCGGAGTGCATTTAGCTCGGCCAGTTCAGAATCGGTAATATCACCATCATCCTGCGCTTCAACAAGATGATTGATGCGAAGTGTCACTGCCGACATTCTGCTGGTACGTTCAGCTTCGGCGGTCGCAACATAATCAATCACAGGTTCTGACGCTACAGGATAGCCATTGTCATCAGGCTTAATGATTTTACCTTTACCCTGAGCATCAAAGAGTGCCTTATAATCAGAGTCCTTAACAGGAATTGCATCCTCAGGCCATCCCGCGCCAGATTCGTACTCACGCTTGTCATCTACAGGGAAAAACCCCTGGCGTGAAGCGCTGTAATAATATCGCCACGACAATACCGGGTACCCGGTATCATCGGGAACGATAATTTTCCCCGTTTCAACTCCCGCCTGCAACTGCTGATAATCCATATCAGTAACGGGTAAAACATCCACCGGCCATTCGGCAGGAATTTTATCTTCATCATCATGAAGTGCAAAAAAAGCACGCCATGACGCGCTGTAATAATGTTGTGATTTCATATCAGTACCCGATTGCCAGATATTTACCGGAGCGAGGGTTATTATCACTCGCACCTTTTTGAAGCACCGCGCCAGAAGCTGAGTAACTCTGACTTCCTATTTGCTGTGAAGCGCCGCCATTGCCAGGGATGGGAATAACCATAAGGCACCCATTTTTAAACGCTTTGGGGAAAGTCACGCTAGTGCCTGCTCCTCCTGCAGCATCAGGTATGTTCCAGTCTCCAACACGGAACTGGAGCTGAGATGAAAAAGCATCCCACCACAACCCATTCCCGTCAGTAGACATGCCATCTTTCATGAATGCGTCCAGCCAGCCGCCCCATTTACTTCCTGTTAAATTACCGTCAGTAGCCAGAATGCAGGTGCTACCAACCTGGAGACTGGTTTCAGCTGTGAGCTTTCCTTTAAAGAAATTATTCCCCGGCGTCAGCGAGGCAATATCGTTGCCACCAACCTGAATAACCAGGTTGTTAGCGCCGCTAATTAGATTTACATCACCATCACGCAATATGACCTTTGGTGCCTTAAGTGATTCAGCCGCGGCTACCTGTTTAACGTGATAAAAACTATCTGGCGTCAGCGTTGCAATATCGTTACCGCCAACCTGAGTAACCAGGTTGTTTTTCCCGGAGACGAGGTTCACATCGCCAGGCCTGAGAATCACTTTTGGTGCACTCAAGGATTCAGCGGCAGCGACCTGTTTAACGTGATAAAAATTTTCTGGCGTTAGCGTCGCAACATCGTTACCGCCAACCTGCATGACAAGATTATTTGGACCTGAGTAGAAAATAATATCCCCATCCCTGAAGATGTATTTTGGTGACTGAAGAACCTCACCTGCAGAGATAATTTTTTTATGAAAGAAGCTGCCCGCTTTTATTTCTGCAACAGGCTCCCCACTCACGGTAAAGACTAATGTCGTACCATCTGTAGAAGAGGTGAGGCTTATCTTTCCATCCCGTAAAGTTATAGAGGGTGCCTTCAGGCCACCAAACTCTGGGGAGTCGGTCTTTCCCAGACCAAGGTATGTGAGAATGTCAGCGATAGTGCTTTTCCCGATAATATCCCGGCCGACAGAAGTTAAATCAGTCTGTGATGCTGTATCAGCTCCAGTGAAATACGGGAGTTTATTTGCACCGGTTGCGAGCCCAGCCAATGCCGTCAGCGTGGCGTCAAGCGCCTGAAAATCCTTACCAAGCGCCGCGGACATTTTGGTGATAAAGCCGTTCAAATCACCATTATCGAGCACATCCAGCCCACTTTTGTTGGCGGTGTACTGTGCCAGCGCCGCTGCAATAAATGATGCCTGCCTCAGGACTTTGTTAACTTCCTTAGCCTTCGCCACCCCTGAGCTAAAGCCCGTTGACAAGGCTGCAAGCGCCTCATAATCAGCCTGAGAAATAATATTAGCCCCACCAGCAGTAGAGAAGGGTTTAAACTCATTCGTTGCCATTAATTAGCTCCAGTATCCGGCGTCATAACCGGCGATAGCTGTACTTTGTGTGTCAAAACCAAAGAGAGGACGAGTAGGATCGATAACGTTGAGGCTTTTCACCCTGACGCCACCGGCTTTAATATTCAGTTCACCCGCTTTGATAACGGAAATAAGCTCTGCCGATGTGTTTGCTATTCCGTTAATGGCGATAGCGTTTATCGTGATGCTCATGTCCTGGTTGTCGATGATCTGCATGTCGATGCCGGAACCGGCAAAGATGGTTTCGAGGATGTCCTCCAGATGGCCGATCGTGCCATCCCAGGTATTAATTGCTATTTGCGCCTTCAGCACCATGCGGTACACGTCGTCGCTCAATTGGGTGAACCCAGAATCAGGGTCAAATGGTCCTTGCCAGCTTCCCTGGTCCCACCCGAGCCCCTCAACGTCCCACGAGAAATAAACATCAGCGATCTGAACACTGACGTTTCTGCCTCGCCCAACCCATTCACCAACAACGTCGAGCTGCACGCCCACGGCCTCATCCAGGTCAAACTCACGAATAAAGTTTGCCTGTGCTTTAACAATGTCGGTGAATGGTCTGGTGATCAGGTCAACGTGCTGTTCAAAAAGAGGCTTTGTGGCATGATAGTTCGTTATTCTTTGGGTGTATTTACTCATACAGGCGTCACCTTGATATTGACGACATTACCCGCTGCGGCTTCGTTAAAGAAAATATCCACGTTAGCCGCGCTCACTCCGTCCGCCGTCTTGCCTATTTTCAGTGAGGTAATATCGTAGTAACGACTGGCGCCTCCACTCATTACGCCGAGGTTTGCAGGCGAGTAAATTCGGCTAATCAGAACGCTGTCGCCAATCCTCAGGCTATTAATGTACTTAGCGATCTCCGCCTTCATCTGATCGGCAACCTGTGACGTATAGCCCGGATAGGTGGTCAGCTCGATGTCAACAAAAATGCTGACAATAACTGGCCTGTTGAACCGAATGGTTTTCGGTTCGCCATACTTGCCGGTGACGTCGACTGAGGTCGTGCCAAAGGTGTATGTTCCCTGATCCTTCTTTTTCGACAGGACAGTGGCTATCTCGTTGGCATCGCCGCCTTCTACTACTGCACAAATCGAGTGCTGTGGCAGACCATTACTATCAGTAGTGTCGGTGTCATTCTCGTAAACACGCACCCGAGTTACACCGGCGATATCCAGCAGGGAGCCATCCATGCCGTCAATCGTTGTCTGCGAGGGTAGCGCCGTGCTTCTTGACTGCCTGACGCGCAATTGCGGGTCACTTTCAACTGGCTGCCCGGGTGTGGCCGCCGAAGGGTTAGTAGCGGAACGCCAGCCCCGCGTCGGTGTTGCGATGTTTTTGATGGTCCCAGCCAGCGCCGCAACGGCCCCCGGCATAGTGCAAGTCGAGGTGACGGTCACAGTCTGCGATGGCGGAATATTGACATTTTCCGGAAGCGCCCACAGCATCCCGTTATCATCCCGCACAATACCGGCGGTGATGAGTGTTCCGGGTTCCCCTTCCAGGACCAGATCAGAAGTTGAGCTGGTTTCGCCTTTTCTGATAATTCCGTTAATTTTTACGTTGCTTGAAAGCGCCCGGCCAACCGCAGTAGACGGTGAGAAAGAGTTATAAACAGCAATCGCTGCATTGTTGGCATCGTGAATACCAAGAGCATAAATGGCAACCATCTGACCGTCTTTACTGTCCGGGTCAAGATAAGCGTCACTGCCATAAATTTGCTGGAAATAGCTCGTCAGGGTATCGAGTATCGTCTGGTAATCAGGCGCACTGATCCCCTCAGCGGTTACCGTTGCCGATAAGCCGAGTGTGTCCAAATTGAGGGCCATTTATGCCTCGCTGGTTACTGTCGTTGTTCCGTAGAGAGTATCGATTTCAGCGAAGAACTGGACGCGGCGCGTCGTAGTGTTCACTGTCGTATTGAAAGAGATTATGGATTTAACACCCCGTGTTTCGAGGATGCGCTTACGGATAGCCAGGTTGTAGGTTTCCGGCTTCTGCTTACCGAGTACGGACTGAATCCACGGTGTCCCCTCTGTGGTGTCGAGAAACCATTGTCCATACCACAATTCGAAGCGCGTTTTCACAGCCTGCGCCACGGTCTCAGGTGAGTTAATCAGCCAGGTATCATCGCCGCTGCCAAAGGTGTAATCACCGTCGGCGTCTTCACGTCTGTATCGCATCAGTTAGGCGCTCCTGTGTTATCGCCGCCGGTCTGTACTCCGCCGTGCGTATGCGTAATCAGGCTTTTACCACCAGCTTTTACATCGTTAGTCACCGTGACAGGGCCGAGCATCGTCGCGGTTCCGCCTCCTTCGCCCATGCCCTGAGAGAGGTTCCCGTTTATTGTCACGTTGCCGTTTAGCGTGATGGTGGGTGATGTGATCGTGGTTCCTCCTTCTGCTATCGCCGTCAACGCGCCGGGAGTTTTAACCGTGATGTTATGGCCTGCGGCCACTTCCACAAACGCAGCGCCATCATCAGTACGCAGCTGCGCGCCACTGGTGCTTATTCCGCTTATTTTCTGCGCCTGAGACTGCGGCCCGACGATACAGAAAGCATCCGATAAATCATGCACCCGGTCGTCGACAGGCTCCTGCACCCCGCCGTTCTGCCACCAGAAATCGATACAGCGATCGGCGAAAATCACCAGGCATTCATCACCGGCTTTAACCGGAAAAGTTAACGTGCAGCCGCCGCCGCGCGGAAATACCACCGGCACATCCACCAGCAGCGGGTAATTTTTGGTAATACGGTTCCCGTCGTTATCCGTTTCAACCGAACGGATAGCAGGCTGCACAACCGCCGTCACCGCGTCAGGATCGAATGACTGGACGATGCCAGGCAAAGCGACTCGGATCTGGTTTTTTGTCGTGTCCCGCTCAGATTTGAATGTTTCGGCAAGGTCGCCGCTGCGGGTCTGGTCAGATACTGCCATTTGGTAGGCTCCAGAAAGTAAAAAACCCGCCGAATGGCGGGTTCTGATGTATATGAACGTAAAAAGCTAAGAGGCTTTCGCTGATTTAAGTTGCTCCCATCTTTCAAAGTAGATTTCAGCAGCCTCGACCGCATCCTGTCCCATGTCTTTAGAAACGGTTACGTTGGTGAGGTCATAATCAGCTTCATTCCGGGCATCTCGCCATTGACGAAGTACAAAACCTAAAGATTTCAACTTTTGGGGAGAATATGGCTCTGCTTTACACTCTGATGGCGCACACATATAACCCACAGTGTTTTTGTGATGATCGTGAGTAAAATGCGGTAAAGCGGTAAGCGAGCCTATAGACTCATGGAGCATACTGTAATACGCCCTTGAAATAGCGCTTCGAAATCCACTTTCAATGTTTTCAGACAGACATAACCGAGCCGTATCAAGAATCTGGTTGCTAGTTACCGGCATGGTAGCTTACCCCCGTATGTAACAGGCGCGGAGACGAAAATCTAGCTAATAGTGAGCAGTCATCCAGCTTCGATTCGGCACATACTCTATCTGCAAGTTCAAAGTTCATTTTTGCAATAGCTTTAGGCTCAAGATTCTTAACATCAACGATGTAACATCCGCTACCACTAAGCTGAATGAAACCGGTAGCGGCTTTATACTCACTCAACAATGCCCAAATTATTGAGGCCAAAGTCTGGAATTGTTCCTTTGAGCACTGTGTAGTGCTATAGAAATTGTCCATTTCTGCAAGGAGTTCTTCTTTGTGCTTCATAGCATTACTCCTGCCTTCAGATTCAGAAAGAAGCTTTATGTGCTCTTTCATGTAAAATTCTAATTGCTCTCGCTCACCGTAACGATACGCCCAACTATAAGCATTATGGCTAAAAATTTTTGTGGGGTACTTCTTCGCCAGAGGAATGCACGCTTCTCTGAGTTCATTATAGCTAAATGTATTCAGAAGAATGTGATGATAGTGCATCGCCAGATTAACATCATTTACTTCAAGGCTAACCCTGAGATAGCGTAACGCACTTTCAACTTTGCCAGTTATGGCATCCAGATATGACAGCGCGATGTTAGTAGCTGGCGTTGGTGAAGCCGAAAGTTCCTCACGAACCCTCTTTTCAGTGAAAGGGTCCAAAACTTCCTGTTCCAATAGAAGCGCATTAAATTGCTCTAAATACTCTTGCGCTTTTTCTAATGGTATTCCTGCCGCCATGTGTTCTTTCTCTTGCTGATGGGGTTGTGATTGTGAGCTTTGTACGATATCTCGTCAACCTCAAAAGAAACATCGGAAGATCGAGATCACCCATTATCATAGCAACGAAATGCTATGCGATTAGCTTGTATCTGCACAATTTTAGTATTTACCCTGACACTTTCTTACAAGGAAAAGATCCGATGATTTTCGGCGCGTCCATGCTGTTCTGCAGCAGTTGGACATTCAGGAATCGCGTTTCGGTACCCGGACGGCGAATGTATTCAAAGCCGTAGTTGTTACCGTCTTTGGCAGGCATAAGCCCCATGTCTGCCTTCATACCGTTTCCATTACCGAGAGTTTTGATTTTCTGGGAGGTAACAGTCTCACCATTAATCCTGAACAATGAGTCAGGAACCAACTCCAATTTGTAACCACCACATTGCAATGTGATGCCGCCGGGATTTGCAGCAAAAGCTAACCCAGGCAGGAAACAGAGTCCGATAACAATCAACTTTTTCATTCTTATCCTTCCCGCTGTAAAGACGACGACGAACGGAGGTCCGCCGCGCCACGCGCTTCGCACATCATATCCATGTACCACGCCTGGCCCCTTGTATCGCCAGTGTACATAATCCCGCGCACAATATAAACGCCATCCGTTGCGATGCTGGCAGGTTGTGCTGTGGTGCCGCTGAGCGTGATATTACCGTCCGTGTTCTGGTCGGTGATCTGCCCACCAGCCATAGCAATATCGTTATTTGACAGCGCGGTGCGGTACACGGAAGCCTGATCCAGCTGAATGAGCCCGTTAACCCGGATGTTCGGGTTAATCAGCGCACGGACGTTTACGCCGTTGCCGATAGTCTGCTGCGGCATGCCGATAAGCCCGGTGGCGCTGTTGAGCTCAATCGCGTCGTGAACATACTCGTTATTCGCCACCATCTGGCGTTGACCGTCCACGAACTGCCATGTTGCGCCACATTGTCCGGCCACGTTATCCATAAGATGCCGAGTCATACCAAACAGCACCCGCCCTCGAGGGAATACGGTAGCAGGCATTTCAGGCGTCAGGCCTTCGGCCGCGCCTTTGGCCTCGAAGTCTTTCATCAGCGCACGATTCACATCTGCGACCGTGTAACCGGCTGCCAGAGTCTGCGAGGTTATGCTGGTGGCAAAAGCCAGATCCGTATCGGCTGCCTGAATCAGGACATAGGAATCAATGGGGCTGTCTTTTCCTGTGACCGAGTAGCGAATTTCACCGCTGAAAATCAGTCCGTAGTTGCGTCCATCACTCTGGCCCACCGTGTCGGCGTCGACTTCCCGCGCAATGCCGACGTCACTGGCTGCCACCTCCGACGCTATGCCATCATAGCCAGCGATGAGCCGCACCTTAGAAAATTCCTGCCCGGTGATGCGGTTCACCGTATCAGCTGACAGGTTATAGATTTTGAACGTTCCCACGCGTGACGCGCTACTGATGTTGAACCAGTCAATCGTAAAGGTCACTTTAAAATCGCTGAGCTCAATACCCTGCCCGTTCTCGTCCACGAGCTGCAGCTCGAAATGTCTCATCCAGTTCTGTGACATACTTACTCCGTTGATACCAGTAAATGACTGCGTCCGCCGAGGTCAGTTTTCGTCGGATAATCCTGAGTGCTGTCATCGCAAACCACCACCAACTTAAAACCAAGCCCCATATAGGTGTACTGCGCCAGCAGGTCAGCACCCGTGACGAGAGGAATACCGGAGATTACCGGCTCCCCTCTGTCGTTCTGCAGATCCATAATCCAGTACAGATCGCGCCAGGTGATGCTAATCCGCCAGGTGGTACCAGCCAGGATGATGCTGAATTGTTGATTATCCGCTGTCAGCGGGATTTCCTGAATTGCCATTAGCCGAGCCCCAGTAATGACGCCGCGTTGTTCGATATGCTTTGCAGCAGTGAGGTATTTGGCGGCTTAGTAGTTTTGGTGCCAGTATTGAGTACCGCCGACGTGCTGGCGCCGTCCTTCATGTTGGTTTTATCCGCAACGGTGATTTGCTGCGTCTGCGAGATAAGAACCTCCCTTAGGGTGAGGACAGCAGACAGGACGTTTTCGGTTGTCTTGTCTGTCGTCACTTCCAGCGCGCGGATCAGCATGTTGCTGTACAGCCGTTTGCCGGTCACCACATCGAAAGGAATACGGCTAGCCTGCAGGTCGAGTATCTCCTGATACGTCTGCTGGGGACTCAGCCCGAGCAGGCTGGTAGCCGTCAGGTTACTGGCAAAATCCAGCAACGCTCCGCCACCAGCGAAACCAACCTCCATCACCACTTCAGACGGTTTTTTGTAGGCATGGTCAGCGATGGCGGCCCCGACCTCGACCGGGTGCTCTGTTATCTCTAGCGTGTCGCTGTGCTTTTCAGAAACAACGACGTCGGGGACAATCATTCCTATTTTCCGGCTCTGCTGCTGAAAGAGCGTAGAGAGAATATCCATTAGCCCACCTTCGTTTGATTGCCGCGCATAACTTGGGCGTTCGCCGACTGCTGCCGGCGCTCGACCTCAGTACCGACAGAACGCGGATCACCTCCACCGTAGATGTGATAAGTGTTCTTCTGGCTAACCTGAGCACCGCCAATTCCTGCGACGGCAGCCTTCCCGATTAGCTCCCTTGAATAGATGTTTCGCCCATTTTCATGGTGAATAATGCTACTCATTAATGCAGACATGGTTTGTGGATCTTTCATATTCAGGGCAACACGAGGATCTACCCCCAGCCGCTGAGAAACAGCCTGAATATAAGCAGCGGTGTTGTTGTTATCTGATGCGGGAGCCCATGTAGAGATAATTTTCTCCACACTGTTAATTCCTCGTCCGGCATATAACATCAACTGTCGCGAAAGCGCCCGTAAACCGTCAAAGGATGTTTCGAATCTGGCAAACCGTCCGCCAGGACTTTCCAGTGAAGCTCCCGCCTGACCTGCAAAATTCAAATTTCCGGGATTATTATTCCGTTCACCACGTTTAACGGCTTGTGCATGTTGTTCTGGTTCATCATCGCCAAACCAGCCGCGCACCGTTCGGCCCACGCTGCGAGGATCAAAGCCCAAGTGCTCTTTAATCCAGTCGGCGGTACCGTTGGCGCTGTCGGTCACCATTGGCATTGCTGACGGCTTATCGCTTCCCTGATTAAGCAACTGTTTGCCGATGCTGGCAGCATCAGCCCAGCGACCATCTTTGATGGCGTTAAGCAGGTCGGCGATCATGTTCAACATCTTGCTGAACTCGCCCATCTGGTCGATGAAGTTGCTGAAATCCCACTTCAGAGACCATGCTTTCGGGTCAATATTGAGCAGCTTTGCCAGCGCTTTCGCCAGGTCGTTAACGGTCGCTTTCAGGTCACGAACCATCTTCAGCGCGGCGTCGACTTCAGGTTTCCATTTCCCCCAGTCAATCAGGCTCTGACCGCCTTCCTTCCAGGTCTTGTAATCCTCCCACAAGAGAGCAATACCCGCCGCCATCGCGGTTATCAGGCCAATCGGTGACATCCAGAACGTACTGTTCAGAATGCGCAGCGCTATCGTCAGTGCGCCGAACAGCGAGATCAGCTCCCGGGTTTGCTTGTCCAGCGATTGCCACCAAGTGATAAGGCTGGATGTTCCCTCAATAAGCCTGAAGAACAGCCGCCCTATGATGTCCCCGAGCGCCAGAATGCCTTTTATGGCTTTCGTCAGGGTCTGCTCGATACGCGGGAAGTTATCCAGGATGTGGCGGCGCAGCGTGTCCAGCGAACCCGCAAGGCCACCAGCAAGATTAGAGCCGATTTTGTCACGGGCCATGCCAGCCATCGCGCCGAACTCGCGCAGGGAGGTCATGAATTTGTTGGAGCTTCTGGCCGCCTCGTCAGCATTGAAGCCGATAGCTTTCGCCATTGCGCTGTACTGCCCGGAGAAACCACCCACACCCCGACGCATAGCCATGAGGGTATCTTCGTCAATGCCCAGCATCTGCGCATACTGGTTAGCCCGGTAGTACGGCATACTGCTGAGCTTCTGGCCGACACCAGTAAAGATAGCGGCCATATCGCGCATATTCCCGCTGGCGTCTCTCGTCTGCACGCCCAGACGGTTCAGAAAACCTTCCGCACCGGGATTGTTACGTACAAACCGGGAGAGGCTTTCCAGTGAGCCGCGTGCTGCGTCCACGCTGCCGCCCATCTGAGAAACAGCGTAACCAATCGACTGAATACCCTGAACGGTCGCACCAGTACGTTGTGACGCCCAGTAGAGGTTATCCAGACCGGAGGCAATTTTCGCCGTGTAGGCCACCACAGAAAGCGCGGCCCCCTCGACGGCCAGCCCCATTTTGATGGCGTTTGCGGTCGTACCAGCAAGGACTGAATCAAATTTAGCCGCGCCTGCCTCGTCGATATCGAAGCCGAGCGAGACGAGGAAATCTTTAATAGTCTCAGCGTTCATTATCCTCTCTCCATTTCTCAATACGGCGCTGGTTGTCAGCCTTAACGGCCAGATGGTCATTCATGAGCGCGATATCGCACAGATCGACTGATCCATCCTTCAGCGCGTAATAAGGGATTAACCCGGCATCAACCGGGTCAAGGAGATAAGACAGCCCGTCAGGCAGGCTGTTGAGGGTTAGCCCTGAGGCTGGTCCACCGTCACGCTGGTAGGGCTCACGGGCAAAAAATTTCCCAGCGAATCGGCGACCACCCGCGCCACCAGTTGGAGCATGGTCAGCAGGTCGATATCGTCGAACATCAACTGCCCGCTGTTAAATACTGGCGTCCATCCGTCCATATGCTTACGTGAAACCACAGACAGACACGGATGAATAATCGCGTTGGTATCTTCTTCGCTCAGGGAAGACAGTACATCAGCGATGCGCGGTAGCAGGGTTTCAAACACCGGCTTAAGCGCATCAAACTTAGCGCTATCGATTTTACCGTCAGCAGGCAGAAGGGAGCGAATGCTCCCGAAATCTGCCATCATGCCCGCCAGTACCGGCAGCAGTTTGCGCGTCACTTTCAACTGATCAAACACACTGAGTTTTGCCACGCGGTAATCGTGGTCTTTGATTGTGCATTCCATCTATCAGAACTCCCCGAGAACCTGGTCGATTTTGCCGCAGTCAAACACCCAGGGCATCGTATTACCGGCTTTAGCGTTGGCGTTATCCGGCTGTTTCTGGAACGCCACGCTGCGCGCCGTGATGATGTCTCCGCTCACCTTGTTTCGGATCACAATGACGTTGTTTCCCCAGGTGCCTGAGGACTGACTCTGTGCGTTATACGCCAGCGACAGCTTTTTGTTTGTCGGCGAGGTCTTCAGCAGATTGACGGTTACCGTGCCGCTTTTATCCGCGTGCAGGCTGTGCATCACTTCGCCATCAGCACCAATTGTCATGGTGTTTTTAGGACCGCCCATTGCAACGGTGATCCCCTCCTCTGAACTGGCGGAACCGTAGCCCAGATCAATCTCGCCGGTCGGGCCGGAGAGTGACGCCGTGACGTCCATAAAAGAATAGGTAGACATTCATGTTCTCCTTAGCGAACGACGTTGATCTGCACATCAGCGAAATGAACCGCACCCGCCAGCTTACAGGCCACCTGAATAACCGGTGCCTTACGTGCTTCACGGTCTGCCTGCGCCTGCTCGGAAATCGGCTGCGCGTAGACGTAATAGCCTTTTGTCAGCGTGTCGCCGGAATCCAGTTGCCCAATCGGGCCACCATTCCAGACGCCAGCAGCCACCAGCCCGTTCGTGACCGACTGATCCATTGATTTCTCAACATTGGAAAGAAGACGTGTAACACCCGCATCAGTCTGTGGGACTTTGGTTGTGCTGGTGTAGAGCAGGTTATAGAGGTTGGTCTGAACGTAGTTCTGCAGCCAGTCGAGCCCGTGGCGCTCATCGAAGAAATCGCCGCTGGACATGACGCCCTGCTGCAGAATTGCCGTATCGTTCTCGTAATACACGTAAACGTTACAGTTTTTGGCATCCAGCGCCTTAGCCTGGCTGAGATCCAGAGTCTCGTAGGTGATACCCGGTTCCTGCTTGAATTTCAGGGTAATGGTCGTGTTACTGCCGTTGAAATTCACCGTAAACGCACGGCCAAACGCAGACAGCGCAGCGTACTTGCTGCTGGTGGAATACTGCACAAACGTACGGCTGTATTTTGCCGCCTTCAGCTTATAAGCCAGGTCGGTAGTGGAGGTCGCGTTTACCGTCTGGGGATCTGCCGTGGTAATCGCCAGAATTCGGCTGAGACTGGAAGACTCAATCGCGGCGGCCACGCTCAGCCAGTCAGCGTCGTCGATATCGTCATCATCAGCAACGGCAAGGCCATACCAGCTCGTGTAATTCAGTACGGCGTTCACAGCCTGCAGCAGTGTTTCCGTTGAACCGCTTTCTGCAGATACCAGCGTTTTCGCCCAGCGGCCCACGTACACCTGCTGAGGCTTCGGCGACTGGGAGAAATACACGGTAGCAGTCTCATATTCCGGACTGTCCACGCCAAAATCAGAACCAATATCCTCTACTAAGGAATAAAGACGAAGGCGCTCACTCACCGGAATAACCGTAGAACTCCCTAGAATGAGCAGCGAACCAAAATTTCGACCAGTAGCCGCGCGCGGCCCAATGATCACGTCGACATTAACGACGTTAGATACAGGTAATCCCTGCGGCATAATTTAGTCTCCGAAAAATGAGACGGGCGCATCTTGCAGCGTCCGGACGTTGTAGGTACGAATGTTTTTGCGGGAAAGCGTAATGGTGAGGTCGTAGCGCCTCACCCACTGGTTATTAATGAGTTCTGGCAAGTTGTAGATAGTCCCGGCCTCCACCAGCGAAAGCCCCGAGCGATTCAGCTCGGCGTTGTTCTGCTCGACGAATATCCCCGCGCGGAAAGTTGATGCAGTGCTGGCCCCCTGAGGGCCATAGAAGCAGCAAATCACCGTGACCTGCTCCCATATCCATTGCTCGGATTGTTCTTCCGACACCTGAATATCGGACTGGCTTAACGGCTGCGGAACGGTAGTGATACCGAAGCCGCACCATGTCACCCCGTTGTTGGGGATCTGCGGCTGCGGGTCGGTCCATCGGGGAAAAACCAGAGAGGCCGGCAGGCCAGAAACGCCACGAATCCACCGGCTAATTTCTCGCTCCAGCGCTTCGTCATACTGGGGGCTATCCCCGACAGGCGTCAGATACCCGCGCACGGTGCTGTCGTTACTCAACTGGCGTCCCTCCGTTAAAATCCACCAGCTCACAATGTGCCTGGACAAATCCGGCGCCGTAACTGGTGTACGGGTCAACGAACGTCACGCGATAGTTGCGTCCGTTATAGGTCACGATATCGGCATCAAGTCGCGGGGTGCTGTCTGTACCGAGCTTCCCCTGGGTTAATCTGAACTGTGTCACGATGAGGATCGCACCGCTGATGTTCTGGCCTGCCTCCATTCGCCTGGCTTCCAGGGAACGGTCAACCGTCACCACGCCAGAGAATGGGATATCCTGAGCTGTGTTTTTCGTGAAATTGTCCTCATCCACCGTCTGAACCTGCCGGTGACACACCAGACTGGTGTCCATGAAGTCGGGATCGAGAAGAACATCGCTCACATCGAGAAGAGGCATTATTTTTTCCTCACGACGTAGTTAATTGAGCGCAACAGGTAACCGTGGGCATACAGCGGCTTGTCGCCGGGAATGCCCTCAGTACGTCTGCGCTCGAGGGTTTTCTCAGAAAGAGGGTGCAGTCGGTCGCCAGCACCGATAACAGCTTTTGCAGCATCACGGGCAATCTGTCCGGCGCTCTCCAGCTCACGCATTGCGGCTTCGGTCTGTCCCTCCAGCGCGGCAGTTGCCGCTGCTTTGAGGTGCGCAGTTGTTCGGGGTTTTGAGTCCTCGATCCCCATTTCCAGAAAAGGACGCGGGGGAAGCGTGACTGTCGTACCGTCGATTTCCACTGTTGCGCCCGTTGAGTGGAGGTAACCCAGTTCCGCGTTATTAATCGGTGAGCCATCCTCACGCCCTGCCTTATCCTCAGGTATTCCCACCAGCACATCCATTCCGGATAACTGTCTGAGGGATTCCAGAACAGACACGGCATTATCAGCACGAACAGTTAACCCGCTTTTCATAGCAGTTGCCTGCCACCAGCGCCGAACGCAGACCACCACCAGTAGAACTCGCGCCCGTAGGCGGTGCTATTCCAGAAACCGGCATCCGGATTGATTACCCCGGACACGTCATAGCTCACTGAAACCTTATCTACTGATTTAGAGGACACGACACCTGCTGCGCCGTTGCTGTTCACTCCACCTGCGGCAGCGGCGGCCAGCGTACGGCCGCGCAGCTCCGTATAGTGAGCGGTGAATAGTTCGGCCAGGTAAACGAACTGATCGCCCTGTACGTCCTGATTCAGGAGTGAATCAGCCTGCCCCAGATAGAAATTCACTGAGGGGTCAGGGTAGCGAGTGGTATCGGCGAACTCGGGAAAGTCGGTGCGGAACTGCTCGTTAGTTGGAAGCCTGCTGTTTTTTGGCATTTTTCGCGTCCCCACCGGTGGTATCGGCTTTGTCCGTGGCATCAGCATTACCGGCAGATGCCGCCTGAGCGGCCGCCAGTTGCGCTTTCAGATCCGTAATTTCATTACCCTGATCGGTGATGGTCTTTTCATGCGCCGCCAGTTGCGCTTTTAGGGTGTTATTTTCTTCTGCCAGGAGAACAAGGCTCGCGGTCAGGTCTTCAGTGCTCTGCTCGTTCGCCAGGTCGGACTCATCAATCGGGCGCGCATAGGCTTTAAAGGCCCAGTGGTCTTTGACTTCTTTCGGGAAAGATGAACTGTCGTGGATGCCCTGAGACAGCTCGAATTTAGAACCGTCAGCAAAGCTGAGAGTAGCGCCACCGGAAACAACGTATTTCATGTTTATGCTCCACAAAAAAGGCGGGTTTCCCCGCCTGTTTCAGGTTAAGACGCCGGAACGTCCAGGTAAGAGATCGTATTGGAATACGGGGTTTCCACCTGGCCCAGCTTGCCGTAGTAAGTGGTCAACTGCTGCAGGCCGCGATACTCCAGCGGCGTGTTCAGCAGAGGAACCATAGGGAAGCGAACGTATTTTTCGTCCTGGGTGTAAGCAACGATACGATGCGCGCCACCAGCGCCACGCTTGGAGGCCCACTTCATGGAGACGATTTCCAGTGGTGTCCCATTTTCCTGGAACGCGATGGTGTTAATCTTCACGTATTCCAGTACAGAGATATTCCCCGCAGAGGAAACCTTTTTGCTCGCCAGCAAGCCGAACAACTCCGGCGCCAGACCGATTTTCGCCGGGCAGACCGCATAACCAGAACGAACCCAGCCATCAGACAGCACAAGGTTGATATCCTGAACAATGACATCAGGATCGGTGGTGGCGGTCCACGCTGCAGCTGCAGCAACCGGGGTAACATCCGGCAGGTTCAGCAGGCCACGAACGCCCAGTTCGGTATCACCGATGTAAACCTGTTCGTCGGTATCCATTGCCCACTTCAGCTTCATGCCTTCGTATTTCTGGACATCAACAGGACGGCCCAGTTTTTGCGCGGAGGCCAGCTCCAGCACCGTCCATCCGATTTCCTGTCCCCACGGGGTGAGGTTGTTACGGGTCGGCTGAATATCGAGTTCAATACCAGGAACGGCGGTGGATTTCTTACCAATCCAGTTTTTACCGTTAGGGTTAGGACCACCAACGCCGACGAAATCGGTGTTCGTGAAAGATGACACTTCATCAGCGATAGAAATATCGCTACGCAGTGGCATGTCGCGGGACCACTTAACGGAGGTCAGCGGCATGTTCAGCGTCTGATCCATGCGCTCCAGCTCTCCGACGAGAAACGCGCCGGTGGAGTCGATGGTCGCTCTGTCAACTGTAAACATTAATTATTCCCTCAGATGTTATAAGCGATTTCAATACGGCCGTCGGCTTCACCCGGCCCCATGACCTCTGCATTTGTCAGCTGAGGTGTATTTGATGCGGTGGAGTCTGGAGACAAAACAAAAGAGCCAACCGGGCTTTGAGTGGTGCCACCAGCCACGCGAACGTATACCGGATCGCCTTTCTTCGCAGTCGTCGCGTTGCCTGCAGTAGCAGTTACGCAGATGTAACCGCGTTTAAGGTTGTCGCCCACCTGATTAGCGGTCACGCCGATGTAAGCCAGGTCAAGCGCAGAAGTAATCGGGAACGGACGGACCAGAATCCCTTTCACTTTGCCGATAGTGTCGCCGGACTCCAGAGGAACGAATTTATCGTTCACGTATTTACCAGCCAGTCCGTAGGACGCGAACTGCTTCGAGTGGTCCAGGGTGACCGGCTCAATGGTGAGATCACGAGGACGGGTAACGCCCCCGGCAATGCCCAGGGGCATCCGCGTTAAATATGCAGTACCTGCCATGATGATTTACCTTATTTATTTTTTGCCCAGAAATCGGCGTTGAGCTTGTTCAGTTCTGCCGGGGAAAGGTGCTTTGTGCTGGTTGCCCGGTCGGTGGTGTGAGTACCACTATTTAGCGGTGCAAGGTGGTTCTTCGCCTTATGCAGCGCTACAGCGGCAGTAAACACCGCGTCGACCGTAGCCTTTGGCGCTTTGTAGAAATCATCCACGCCGAACGATTTCAGGCTGTCACCGGTGCGCATTGCGTGATTCAGCACCTGACGTTTCAGGCTCTTATCGCCAGCAGGCTGGAAGCCAGGGCAGATAATTTCCGCATCGGCGATCAGGTTGCGCTTAAAGGCTGCGTCACCCGTCACTTTGCGGTTTTCTTCTTCGTCTTCGTCGGTGGTCATGTTGCCCGGGTCTGGATCACCATCGGTGGTTTTACCCTCCAGCTTTTCCAGACGAACCAGCAATGCTTTCGTCCAGGCTGGAATTTCTTCATCGCCTGTTTTCTCTTTATTCGGATCGCCTTCGTCCGTAGTGGAGCGATTCGCCTCAGGAAGTGCGGTAGACTGCGCTGGAGCATTCATGTTGATAGTTACACCGGGGATTGAAGCCATGCCATCAGACGGCATATCCGGCGCTTCATCGATGAGTTTTGCCAGTGCATCCTCATCTTTCGTCTTAATGGCCTGAGCCAGTTTTTTAAGCCATGACATTACAGGCTTCTCCTTTGTTGTTGATGGGATGGAATCCCCGATTGCACAGCGGCCACCAGCACGCCCCCGGTCAATGCCGACAGCAAGATGGTTACCTGTGATTTGGTATTGCTTGCCCTTGCCGGGTGCCAGTTGCTTGTACTGCGCGTCATAACCGCAACTGACATCGGTCAGGCCAGAATTCACCGCGTCGATTGCTTCCTGGCGTTTAATCAGCACGTCAGCAATGAGCAGATCCGATTTATCGCCGGTGCCGCGCCGGACGTTCTGAATGTGTCCGTGCGCCAGCTCGGCAAAGTTAGATGGGTTCACGAATACTATGTTGCCCAGACTGTCCTCTGGATGCCCCAGCGTGACGGCCACGCCCTCAAAGCTCGCCATCGTTTCCGGGGAAAACACCTCATCTTCCGTTCGCCAGACCGTCACTGTGCCGCTGGCGTCAGGCTCGAGGTCGATTTCTTCGGGTAAGTAGACCTGCGTTCCTGTACGTGCGATCGGTACGTCTTTACACAGCAGTGAGCCGTCCGCCTGCAGATAACGCGTTTCTCCCAGGCGTGTAGTGAAGAAATATTTCATGGGTTACCTGCTCGATTACGGGCAACAAAAAGGCCGCTCAGTGGCGACCTTGTGAGATGGGAAAAATGTTCAAAATAACGGGCTATTTAACATAAGAGTTCTTACCCGCACCGACGAAAATGGACTCAATTAAAATGTCCTCTTAAAGCCGTAAAAGTAGCGATTAACTGGGCTGAAAATCGGTCTTTTCGAATACAACAATTTCATAACATTTCGCAGGTATTGCAGTTCGCATGAAATGAATGCTCAAAGCCGTATTTTTCATTTTCTCGGTGCTGGGATCTGTACTTCAGGCCAGCATTTGCAGTTCGGCAAACATCCGGCGTGTCCGGTCATACCGTCAAGCGTCGGCGGGTTATCCCAGCGCACAAATTTATCTTTCATCTTGCGGTGAGAATCCCGCGTTCCGGCCCCCTCGATACGCCACCAGTAGCCCTCTGATCCAACCGAAAGGGCTCTGGCCTGCGTCAGCGCGCCGGTAGCTCGTCCAATCTCTGTACGGGCAATCAGTTGCGCCCTGCTGGCGGCCACGTCACCGGAGGCCATGATCATCTCGTAGAGCTCGTCCGGACGTTCGCCAGTGATAACCGCCTGCATTGCGCGCTGTTGTATGTCCATCACGCGATCGGCTGCTTCCAGCGGCAGGGACTTCATCAGCTGAATCTGGCGGTACACGATATCCTGCGCCACCTGCCCGACGGGGGTATTACCCACCACATCGCGCAGACCAGCACCGATTTCCTCAGATACCGATTTCCACTGATTCCATTCCTCCTGCTCGACCTGGGCAAACATCCTTCGCCCAACCAGCTCTGCCCAGTCGCTGATTACCTCGGAATAGTCCACCAGCGTTTTCGAAATGTTGTCAGCGCTAACCTGTGAACCATCGTAGGTACCATCGACGATCTGCCCTATCTGGTTTGCTATCGCCAACAGGCTTTTTCGATACTGGATCTCCGAACGACGGCGGAGGGATGGTTTCAGGTTCATCCTCCTGCCACTGGGCCTTCGCATCTTCTATATCCTCGTCAGTGATAGAACCACCGATGCCAATCACATCAGAAATGTTCCTGAGGTCGTTAAGCGCTGCTGCAGGTGGCATTCCGAGGTCACGAACGGCGGTACCAAGTGCAGTAACCACATTGTTCGCCATCGTTGCGCGGTCCACGTCTGACATCTCCCAGAGCTTGTTAAACTCGAAAGTAAAATCGTCAGGTAGGGGTTCACCGAACAGAGAGCGCCAGGAGATATCGAGCAGCCAACGGATATGGCGGCGTAAGCGTCTCTCCTGCAGCGAGTTAACCCGGCTGTAGTAGTTTTCCAGATCGCCGTCGCCGGTGTTGAAACCTGCAGGTGACTGTCCGAACAGGCGGACGAGAGGAATTCCCGTCGCGCCGGAAACCTGCTCAGCAAAGCGCAGAAGGACATCAGCGATACCCGCAAACGTATAGCTGTGGGTTTCGAACTTATCCTTACCATCCATGATGGTCATGCCTTCGATGGTCTGGAACTGACGTATCATGTCCAGGTGCTTCATCAGCGCCTTTTCAAGGTCGCCTCCGGTAGCAAGAATCTTGCGCAGGTCTTCAATGCTGTAAGTCCGCAGATGCGCTTTGTGGATCAGTTGGGTAGTGCCGACCGTCGCAGTATCAAACGCCTCGATACGCTCGAAAATACGCTCCACAACAGACATCCCCCAGCCGTTTTCCGTCTGGGCCTGCTGGAAAGGAAGCGTATCACCCTCCATGCGAATAACGCGGCTATGGTGGATCCTCCAGGGGGGAATCCCCTGCTGGTTCGTGATTACCTTGTAATATTTCGGTTTCCCAAAATCGGGACCGTAATCGGTAACGAGATCGTAATAACTCGGGTTAACCATCCAGCGGTCAAGGCTCATCACGCCCTTAAACTGCCCCTCTTTGATGCGATCCAGTTTCAACGGGGAAGACATATCCTGCCCTTCAAGCAGGACCACCAGCACCGCGCCACCGTACAATCGTGACCATTTGAGGTTATCGTTAAGACCATCCCATATAGCGAGCTCATCCCAGAAGGTTTCGAGCTTGCCCTTTTGTCCGGGTTTCAGCTTTGAGCTGATGTTAATCCCCTTGCGGGTCATATCATCTGCCATCGCGTCCACACCGGCACCAACGAGGAACGATGAACGATACGCAAACTCCAGCATCACCCTGTTACGGCTGATGTACCCGGGCATGTACATTCCGCCCGTCTGTATGTTTCTGGTGTCGCTGCCAAGTTTGGCCGTGAAATTGTTGTACCCGTCAGCTGTCGCAACGGGCTTTTGTGCGCCGTTCTGGCGTTTCTTACGGGACATGTCACGCTCCGGCCAGTTTGGCCCAATTATCAAGAGAGGAATCCATCGGCGCGTAGTTAATCATCACGGAGTCGGCAAGGTTCGGCGATTTTGTACCTTCCGGCTGTTTATCCACGAGGATTTTACCGACGGCGTTTTTCGACCACGTAGGCTGTGAAAGCTCCATCAGCAGGCGGTCAATATTTTCTATCTCGCTGCTTATAGAAATGATTTCGTCGGGATTGTAGTCCATCCCGTTCAGCGCGCGGAAGGTGTTCCGAAACAGCTTGCGAAGATGCCACCAGCTCTGTGCTTTCGCGTTCGCGAAGAAGTCTTTATTCAGGCGCGCCGCTTTACCGTTATCACCAGGAACGGCTTCATCTTCCGGATCGAATACGCTACCGCTACCACGGAAAGGCGTAGCTGTGATTGTTCCCCGGCCTTCAGCCTGCCTGAGCTCGTTTATCACGCGAGCATCACCACGCGCACCGGCACCCAGACCGTCCTCATCGAAGCGGAACTCATCCAGCCCATAATCGTCACAATACCCAAACGATTTAACGACAGAGGCGTAGATGTCGCTGCCAATGCCAGACCATTCGTGAACGTTCTGCAGAAGGAAGCCATAGCGGCAAGAAAAGCCGTTTTTGTCTTTCCCCTCGTCGGCGATATCCATTGCGCCGAGGCGCTGTCCACTGGGCTGAATTCCCAGTTTGATATGCGCGTCGACGGCTGCCTGCACCCATTCAGAAGGAATGAGAATCCCCTCAGTGGATGCGCTGTAGTTCAGGTCCAGTTCCTGAGCAACGATAATCGGATCATCGATTTTCAGACATTCGTTGCGGTACCACTCATCATCTTTGCGCGGGTCACTGCGCCAGTGGAACGTAAACACCGGGATATTTCCGCTGTGCCGCTTACGGGCAAACGGGTTATTCATGCCGTTGACGGATGAGAGGTCAATACGGCAGCGGGTTGTCTGAGAAAGCGCAGCATCGATGAGTAATGGCCGTTTCAGGAATGCCGACTCATCCACGAAATAAAGCGTGGTACGGTCACCGCGGCCAATGTTATCGCCAGCCTCTCCCTTAATGACCGCGCCCGTTTCCGGGAACTCCACCCGCATGTAAGGAGCATGTTTTTTGTCACTCCATGAACCGCGAAACTCTACCGGCAGCAGCTCGACAAACTTACGTGCTTTCCAGAACAGTGCTTTCGGGTCGCCGGTACTGTCGACATATTCCTCTTTACGGGAACCGAACCCGATCACCATTTCTTTGTTGAACAGGCAAAGCGAACAGGCCAGACCGATAGAGGTCCAGCTCAGCCCCATTTCGCGGCTTTTTTCTGTCAGCCCATGCTCAAGACTGGCGCGCCTGTCCATGATCCAGTTAATCCATTCCTCCTGGCGGGGGAACAGCAAAAACGGGATGGTGGCAGGCAGACCATAATCGAGGTTACGCGGGTCCGTCGTCATGCCCCAGTCGATGATGAACTGGGCCGGGTTAGTGCGGTAAAACTCACGGAGTGCCGGAAGCATTTCAGGCGCTTTCCTGATCCGCTCCAGCCTCTCCATTCTCCACTCAAACACGGCGGTATAGTCCGGTTTGCGGAAGTCAAAGGGGAACGGGATCGGCACAGAAAAATTCCTCAAAAACGCCCCGATTTAACATAATGGTCGTTACCCGCACTGGCGCTGTAATGGCTCAATAGTAATGTCCGCCTGTGGCTCAATTCAGATGTCCGCGCTATGGTAAGCTTCACTGGTCCGTTTAAACTACCGGGAGGCATATCATGAGCGCAGAAAGCTCAGGAGTGTTTACTTTGAAAGAGATCAACCGGATCAAGATTATACAGGACGTCATTGAACGTCGCATCACAACGCGCCGTGCGGCCGAGCACCTCGGTATCAGCGACAGGCAATGCCGCAGACTTCTTGCCCGTTACCGTGAAGGCGGACCGCTTGGTATGGCCAGCAGACGATGTGGCATGCGTGGTAACCGCCAGTTGCCACCCGGGCTCGCAGATCAGGCTCTGGAACTGATCAAGACGCGTTATGCTGATTTCGGTCCGACTCTGGCGCGTGAAAAGCTCGAAGAACTCCACGGACTGTTTCTTGGCAAAGAAACTGTCCGGCGCATCATGGTGCGGGCTGGCTTATGGGTTCCCCGTAAACAACGTGCCGCAAGGATCCCTCAACCACGGTACCGGCGTCCGTGTACTGGTGAGCTGATACAAATAGATGGCTGTGATCACGACTGGTTTGAAGGCCGTGGCCCGGCCTGCACCGCGCTGGTCTATGTTGATGATGCAACCAGCAAACTGATGGAACTGTTGTTTGTTAAATCGGAGTCCACGTTTTCTTACTTCGAAGCCACGCGGCGCTATATCGATAAGCATGGTAAACCGCTGGCACTGTACAGCGATAAAGCCGGTGTTTTTCGTGTTAACAATAAACACGCCACAGGCGGAGACGGGCATACTCAGTTTGGGCGAGCCATGCATGAACTGAACATCCAGACTATCTGTGCAGAAACCAGTCCCGCCAAAGGGCGTGTAGAACGAGCTCACCTCACTTTACAGGATCGTCTGGTCAAAGAGCTGCGGTTACAGGGCATTTGTTCAATGGAGGCTGCAAATGACTTCGCTGAGGCCTATATGGCTGACTATAACCGCCGTTTTGGCAAAGTACCGCGACATGATTTTGACGTACACCGTGCTGTAGAACATGATGAGGACCTGGGGCTTATTTTCACTGTTCGTGAAAAACGTAAAGTCTCAAAATCGTTGACGATACAATATGATAAAATGTTGTACCTGATTGAAGACAGCGAACTGAGTCGCCGTGCAATAGGTAAATATATCGATGTGTATCACTATCCTGATGGCAGAAAAGAGCTGCGCCTGAACGGTACGCTACTTCCCTACTCTACCTACGACCGACTGTCAGAAATCGACCAGGGCGCGATTGTCGATAACAAGCGTCTTGGCCGAACCCTGGAGTTTATCAGTCTGGTGCAGAGCAAGCGGGATAACACGCGCTCTCAGTCAATTCCCGCTGGAGATGGCCCTTCCCGACGACGGCCAAAGCAGGAAGGGAAGAAATCCCAGCGCTCACTGGATAATGATGACATGCTCGAAGCACTCAAACAGCTTCAGTCACGTTCAGAGGACATTTTTGGTAAAAGAGCCCGCTGATGGTACTCACTGGCCGGACAGTGGTTGCTCACCAGTTGATATTGTCCGGCCAGACCCATGATGTATTATTCATTTCGTTCAGCATCTTTATGTCCTGCTTTTCACGGGCATACTTACCCCATAATGAATGAAAAGAACGAACAATACTGATTAACTGCTTTTTTCTTTGCTCCGGAGATAGGCTGATAAAATAGCAGCACCTGCTGTCAATATTATCCTCAATGAAATTAAAATCAGAGTCTGATGCATATTTTACTGTTAGCATAATATCATTCGACGTTGTTCTCTCAGACTCTGTTAATGCTGATTCTATCAGGTATTCAAAGGCATACATGACAGACAGCTGGTTTTTGTCTGTCTGAATATAACCCATTGAGTTTCTGAGTATTGAGGACTGTACCAGGACCAGAGGCCATAAAAGCTCAACACCATAAAGCTTATATGTATCATGTTGATCATACTGATGTTGCTCAACACGACGATTACCTTCCCGTGCTTTACGAATATCATAGGCAAGGGATAACATAAATCCGTCTTTAACTTTAATCAGTGGGCTTTCATCCACGATGTAATGAATGAGTTCATGTAATTCATTCAGGGCTTCTGAATCTCCCCACAGTATAAAACCTGCATTGTTCGGCGTTAACTCGTATCGAAGCATGGGCTCAATCATCCTGTTGTTTCAGTCGGAGGAAAGTCTATCGGCTTTGTTGAATAAATCGAACTTTTGCTGAGTTGAAGGATCAGATCACGCATCTTCCCGACAACGCAGACCGTTCCGTGGCAAAGCAAAAGTTCAAAATCACCAACTGGCCCACCTACAATAAAGCCCTCATCAACCGTGGCTCCATAACTTTCTGGCTGGATGATGAAGCTATTCAGGCCTGGTATGAGTCAGCAACACCTTCTTCACGAGGCAGACCTCAGCGCTATTCTGACCTTGCCATCACGACTGTGCTGGTCATTAAACGCGTATTCAGGCTGACCCTGCGCGCTGCGCAGGGCTTTATTGATTCCATTTTTTCTCTGATGAACGTTCCGCTACGCTGCCCGGATTACAGCTGTGTCAGCAGGCGGGCAAAGTCGGTTAACGTCAGTTTCAAAACGTTCACCCGGGGTGAAATCGCGCATCTGGTGATTGATTCCACCGGGCTGAAGGTCTTTGGTGAAGGCGAGTGGAAAGTCAAAAAGCATGGCCAGGAACGCCGTCGTATATGGCGAAAGTTGCATCTGGCAGTTGACAGCAACACACATGAAATCATCTGTGCAGACCTGTCGCTGAACAATGTGACGGACTCAGAAGCCTTCCCGGGTCTTATCCGGCAGACTCACAGAAAAATCAGGGCAGCATCGGCAGACGGCGCTTACGACACCCGGCTCTGTCACGATGAACTGCGGCGTAAGAAAATCAGCGCGCTTATCCCACCCCGAAAAGGTGCGGGTTACTGGCCCGGTGAATATGCAGACCGTAACCGTGCAGTGGCTAATCAGCGAATGACCGGGAGTAATGCGCGGTGGAAATGGACAACAGATTACAACCGTCGCTCGATAGCGGAAACGGCGATGTACCGGGTAAAACAGCTGTTCGGGGGTTCACTGACGCTGCGTGACTACGATGGTCAGGTTGCGGAGGCTATGGCCCTGGTACGAGCGCTGAACAAAATGACGAAAGCAGGTATGCCTGAAAGCGTGCGTATTGCCTGAAAACACAACCCGCTACGGGGGAGACTTACCCGAAATCTGATTTATTCAACAAAGCCAAGTCTATCAGTAAAGAGAATGAGAGATCAAAGTGGTCATTTTAATTGAGCTGGATAACGGACATTTCAATTGAGCCTTGACAGGCGCAACAGCACCCATCACGCAAACGGCGTGAAGCCTCTGTTTTGAACAGAAAAGTGGTCAAATCGGGATGAATAAAACATGCATAAAACGGGTAAAAAAGTGCATAGCGTTTTTTCGGTTCGAAACGCCTGTTTTTGCAATTTTCAGCCCATGAGTTTTTTGTAGATATCTGCGGCCTCATGCGGGGACAGGTTCGCCGCGTCGGCTTTGGCTGCCTCGTCCATATTGGTGAACGATTCGAAAATTTTCGGTGCTCCCAGCTCCATAAGCAGAGTGGACGGAACCTTAATCCCCTCAGCTTCAAGTAGCTGCGCCGCCTGCAGCGCGGAGTATTTACCGTCGACCTTGTGTTTCATCACTTCACGAAGAACATCACGCTGACGGTCTTCTTCCCCATAAACACTGCGACCGAGGCCAAGGGCTTTGGCAAACACCGCAACATCATTGTGTGTTGGCAAGACATCCTCGACCGTTGTTTTCAGGCCATTGGGGGATTTAGTGACAGTCTTCCGCTTACGAACGTCCAGGTTTTTACCTGCAACATTGTTAATCCTTTCCATCAGAACTTCGCGAGCCTCGGTAAAGGCACGGTTAAAGTCGGCATGTTCCTTACGCCAATTGCGGATAGTCGCCTCGTCAATTTCCAGTCGCTGGGCAACCATGCGGTTTGAGATCTTGTTACGGGCTAAGGCCATGTCAAGAACGATACCGACGTAGGCCTTCTTAAAGCTATTTTTTCGGGCCATACGCTTACCTGAAATCGGGTACTGTTTATATTTTGTTCAAAATCATTTTTCCGCATTTTGCGTGCGGAATAATTCTGAGAAAAAATCCACTCCGGGGCTGCAAGCCTGCTGGGTTTGAGTGCGGAATTAAAATGTCGAAAAAATGCGGAGTTATCTATTTTTCGCCAAAACTGCGATTTAATGCCCGGAGGCCGCGCAGAATGGGGAGATAGTGGATCGCCCTAATATTTCCACTATGTGGATAACTCAGTCTAAATCCATCTCCACTACTTCCCCGAACAGGTGTCCGTAAACGTCCATCGTAGTTTTGATGTTCGAATGTCCAATAAGTCGGGAAACCTTCAGAATATCGACGCCTTTATTTGCCAGGCGAGATACAGCAAAGTGGCGAAGATGATGGAATCGCTTAATGCCATAGTCGTTCAGGGTTCTGACGAGAACCCCCTGAGTGCCATAGCTGGTAGCGAGGCATGCGCCGGTAAACTGATTGCAGATAAGAGGCTCAGAGGAACCCAGCTTACTTTTATCCAGCAACGCGAAAAGCTCACGCGGCATCCGTACCCGGCGCTCCACACCTCTTTTCAGCCCCTCATGTATCACGCCGTCAACAACATGCCCCCGGATGTCGATCCAGTCGGCTGAAACGTCGTTATATGTAACCGCCAGAGCCTCACCGATGCGCAGGCCACAAATCCCGAGCCAGCATGCGATACGCTCACGAACTGGCGCGTTATTCAGTAGCTCTCTGACCGATGATGATGGCGGTATGGTGATGGGTCGACGCTTCCGGCGCGCGGGACGGTCAACAGGGTTAAAAGTGATGAGCCGTTTTTCCACCAGCAGGAAGAAAGCCGAACGAATCCAGCGATGGCAGCCGGTGCGTACCGAATCAACGATATCCCGATGGCTGATATGAAGAATATTTTTTTCCAGTATCGGCCCGTCTACTGCGAGAAGATCGTGACGGCATTTCGTATAAGACGACATCCTTATGATATTTTTTTCCAGCTTGCCTGCCTGATAGCCAAGATAAAACAGAATTAACTTTCGGAAAGTCCAGGAATGGTCTATTCCGGTCCAGCTGGCGGTTCGACAATCCAGCTCGATATTCTGTTTTTGCCAGAAAAGATGTGCGGCATCATCAATATTCTTAAAAATGCGGCGGCGTCCATGACCGGATTTTTCATCCTTCCAGTGGACGTAATATTTTGATTGTCCATTGGCATCAGTGGATTCTTTTATCGAAGCCATTCTGAACAATCCTCACTCAAAAAACATTATCAAAGCCACTCAGTGAATGGCTTTTGTAATGAATTTATCGAACCAGCGTTACTTTCGTTTTTGTAAACCGGCGCACCAGTCGAGCGGCTTCACGCTGGAGCTCGCTTTCGATCTGTGGGGTAAGTGGCTTATGTGCGTATTTCCAGCTTATTTCTTCAATAACCTGGTTTATCTGCTCATTACTCGGCGGGATTACTTCGATATTTAAGCGAGCCATCAGGCCACCTCTGCATTTATCTGTACTGAAACGTTATCGCGCGCCAGAGAAACGATGTTCCTCAGGCTCACTACTGAAAGACTCTCTTCATGGTGCGCGTGCGAAGCGCATTAAAAAGCCCCGCTATTGCGAGGCCAAACTGAAAGAATGTTTTATTACATGCTAAATCGAATAGCTCCACCTAACATTTCATTTTTGATTTTTGCCCTAGAATTTATCCGCTGGTATACATCATTATTATCCTTCATTCTCTCAACCCACTTAACTACCGCATCGCAAATATCATTAGATAAATTAATAACACTTAACTGAAGCACACCGTTAAACATATTCATGTGTGCTGAAGAGTGGGTAAGTTGAATTTTTTGCAACTTAGTACTATCCGATGCCTCATGCAAAAATGCATTTCTTAAAGCCCAGTAGTTTTCAGGGTCAAACTTTACCAATGGTTTTTTTGTTTTTAAATCTTCGATTAGGTATTGAGGCATTGTATCGAATTGCTCGGGAAAGTTAGCTAAAACCGCCTCATAAAGATTATCTGCAAAGTATTTACTCTTAAGGTTATCCTTGAACCATCTTTTTGCTCTTGGTCCGTTCCGTTCTTCAGGAGTTTCAAGTTTTCCACATATATCAGGAAGGGATAAGGCAATAAACAATGCCGCCTCATAATTTTCATCTAATAAAGATTTTCTTACAGATTCAACAAACTCAAGCATTTGCATTCCCCCAGTTAATTAGCTTAGAGGAAGAATATCATAGGCACATAGTTAAAACCTGCTGTAACTCCCAATCCATTATGAGAAGGAAATACCCAAATCTACGAGCGCGGATTTCTTCTCCTCTATACGGCGATCAAGCTCAGCAACTGCATGCGGAAGCATGGCCTCAAGAAAAGCATTATCCTGATAGACAGACTGGATGGTCACACCGAGCCCGGAACCACTCTCCAGTATGCCTTTCTGGCGCTGTAGCTCTTTCATTTCGTTGTAGATGTAATGCGCGTTACTTAGATTCTCTACGTTCATGACCTGGCTCATTCATGCAGTTAGCCTGCACTGATTTGTTATGCGCCAAGATGTCTTTCTTCGTCTGGCGGTCCATTACCTCAATGTCGTGCTCAGTGAGGTAGATAATGCTTACCCAGTCACAGGCCGTGTCCGTTACTTCAGGTTTTGCGGGTATATCTTTCGCGCAACTCACGGTCAACATCGTCATCAGGAAGATGATTAACAGTCTGTTGTACATCCCTAGCTCCTTTTGTTGTTTCTACCCGGCGTTCTGCAACGGCTTCAGTAGCTGCTGAACGTTCTTCAGTGCGCTGCTGGTCCGCTTTTGTTTCGGCGATACTGGTACCGCGAGATTTACCCAGACCAAAAGCACCGGCAATTGCTGCCAGCGCGGCAACAATCAGGCCGATAATCATTTCAAGTCCCATAGTGACCTCATACCAGTGCGGCTTTAGCTTTGGCGTAACGTTCACGGCGGTCTTTAATGCCGTTCTGACCGCCGTTAATAATCTGCGTGACGCGTTCCACATCCCCCAAATAGAGGAGACAGCCGCGTAACGTGAAGTACCATGCCGCTGAACGTGCCGCGTGTCGCTCTTGCGTCAATAGTTCCGGAGTACTGACAAGGTCAAGCTTCAGCGCTGTACCGCATTTGGTGTAGTTCTCACGACCAGTGATTTGCAGCAGGCCACGACCGCGATATTTCCAGCCATCACCCTGACTGTTATTCCCCATGCGGTCACCGTAAACCAGATTGGCTATTTGTGGCTGATGAGCGACCTGTTTACCATCAACACGACCCAGCATTTCACACTGATACGGCGTCAGGCGATTACCGAAGGTTTTCTTCAGCCCTTCAACCGAGTAGTTAAAGTTTTCTACCAGCGAGGTAAAGCCATTGGATTCATGCCCAACTTGTGCAATGAACATGGCCTGATCATTAATCGCTGTAATTCCAAAGTCTTTCATTGCCGCATCAATGTGCGGAAACCAGCGCGCAGAAAGCCCGGCGCTAATACCAGCCGCCTGCTGAAATTGTGATTGGTTCATTTATTGCCTCAGATGATCAACCAGGCGTGCCACGTTGCCTCTGACGGCGACCAGCACAGACAGGAAAATAATGTTGGCCCCGATAGTGGCCCACGATGAATAAGGGTAGATACCGCAAAGATACGCCAGCGGTACGGCGCTATAGATGACCGTAAGCAGCCACGCTAAGCGAGATATCCATGGTCGATGTTGGGAATCACCGCGACGGTAAAACATCAGGGTCAGCACTACTCCAGCGCAAAGCAGCGCGTTGATTGTTGCCGATGGGTCATTTAGTACCACCTGAACCTCCCCGGCGCGTTATCAGCGCCACCAGCGAGCCGACATCCTGGTTGTTCAGGAACGTCAGGATTTTGACAGCTAAAGCCGAAACGATTACGGCACCGATGGCATCCAGAGGCTTATCACTGTAACCAGTCCAGTCAGCCAGCTTTGAACCCACCAGCCCTGAGCAGATGATCCCGGCGATGTAGGAAACGACAAAATACGCCAGCCGACGCGTTGCACTAAGGTCCGCAGCTGTTGCAATGTAAAATACAGCTCCGGCAAATGCGCCAAACACCACGCCGTAATCGGTTCCGGACAGAAATCCATAGACGCTAGCTCCCGTCAGGACACCACCAGCCAGCCCAGTACCGGAAATCGGATCGGACATTTAGCCCCCTCTTTATTGCTGTGAGTCCTCTCAGAACGAGGGGAAATAAAAAGGGCTACCAACCGGCAGCCCTTAGAATGCAAAAAACCCGCTCGGAGGCGGGTTTGATTTCGTGCAGGCGCAATAACCTACGATTTGAAGCATACACGACAAGTTCGGACAAAATCAAGTTTTAAGTCGCTAATATGCTAAATTTTGATCACATCATCACGAAAGCTCGTCGCGTCCTGAAACGCCGAGTCTGCTTTTTGTTCTTCCCTGTGGCAAACGTCGACAAGCACCTCCAGAAACGGTTTCCAGTTACGGGTCCATGTTCTGACGTGCAGATCCGGGACTCGCTTCAGTATCGCTTTATAGGCTGCAGTAGACGGCACCCCAGAAAATCCGTTTCCGCTGCAGCGCTCGCAGGTTTTAAACACCGGCGCGCCACGCTCGCCTGTGGCTTTGCGGTCGAGCACCTCACCTTTGCCGCCGCAACGGCATCGGGCCAACAGCTCACCTTTACCGTTACAGGCGGTGCAAAGACGCTTAACCTGTTCACGTTCTATTTTTGGCGTAACAATCTCGTCACCATCGATGTTGTAGAGTCCTGGATACTTAACCACGTCCTCACTCACCTCAATAAGTCCGCTACCGCTGCAACAGTGACATGTCACGCTGGTTGCAGCAGAACGGGAATACTCAGCAAAGGCAAACTGCGCCAGCGTCAGCATACATGCTCCAAGAGCATCACCAGCGGCTTTGCGGACATTCTTTGGGGCGCTTTTGATAGCAAACTGCGCCAGCGCCTGCGCCGCCAGTTGTTCATCCGTCTTGCTGATCCCCGCTTTACCGAAGAAAGCAGCCAGACCAAATCGCGCGCGGCTGCTGGTGGTACCAATGGCCGCCATAACATCTGTGCCGGTAAGGCGCTCCGGAGAGGTTCCTTTCACGTCGTCGCTGATATGCATTCCCTGAGGGCTGAAGTGTTTTAACGATGCCTCAAGCTTCATTGTTCGCACTCCCCAACCAGATTAAGAATGACCGCCGCGCCATTGTCTTCCATATATTCCTCCTTTCCACTTGCCAGAAACCAGCTGCAAACCTCTACAGCTTCAGCACGTGTCACTGGTTTGATGGTCGCCAGCAATTTTTCCAGGTATCGCTCACGGTCGTACACAGATTCATGGTGCTCGGAATAACCAAATTCGTAACCGAGTTCCTGACCTGAAGTGTGGCGAACGCTGTAGAGCCAGTCCCAGTAAACAAACTCACGAACAACATCTGACAGTGTATGAGGCTCTGGTAGAACGTCACGATAGCCATCAACATATGCGCGACGCTGATCATCAATTTCATTCATACGACTGCCGTCAATGCTTCCATCTCTCTTTTCGTCTACTGTCCATCCCCACTGGTAATCATCAGTAAATTTTGGGGAAGACCTGATCACTCGCTCGGCCTCTACGTCCTCCATCGCTGCTTCATAGCTGCCGAACGTAGCGCGCACATCAGCAGCTTTCTTGATGTTTTCCCGTGCATTCTGAATAGCACGCACCGGGTTATCCATGCCGATGGTACCGAAAGCTACCTGGAAAGGATCGCCTCCATTCGCCAGAAGATAACGGGAATACCGTTCCTCGGCCTCTTTTGGAGAGATTTTAATTTTCTCCAGCGCAGCTTCTGCAGCGTCCAGATGTGCCGGTTCATTCAGGCGGATAACCTCCAGTACCCACAGATAGGCATCGGTCTGTTTATGCCCAGTGATTCTCCGTTGCTCAGGCAGAGGTTTAATGTTTGCCAGGGCGGAGCTGTGCGCTGCCGTCGGGATGGTGAATAGTGCTTTATGTTCGTTGTTATCTGTACGCATTACGCAGCCGCCTTTTTCTTGTGGAAAACCAGCTCACGAACCTGATCGCCGTTCATGAGCATGTTGTTGAAATCATCGTGATCGGGCCAGTACACGCTCACGCGCTGCAGGTCATTCTTTGCCAGCAGATTGGCATGAGCGCATTCATAGGCCGCTGCCAACCCGGTAGCGCTATTTTCATCACGGTCAGCAAAAATAATCAGATGCTTAACGCCTGCCGGAACACGGAATTTCTTCATGAAGTTGGCTGTCATAGTTGCCCAGGTGTTTACGTTGTAAATCTGGTGCGCTGACAGAGCCGTTTCGACGCCTTCGGCGATGCCAAGTGTGCTGGCAACCGGGAACATCCTGATCGCCACTGAACGGGCGTGATCAAGATAGTTATCTTCCTGCAGGGATTTTTGGCGCTTTGCACTGGTGCCGATATCTGCCTTTTTTGCGCCATCGAGTAATGTCTGGTGCAGATAGCACAGTTCTCCTTTATCGTCGGTGGCGAGGGAATAAAGCGACTGATACACCCTCCCGGCATGGCGCTGCTTATCGTTGAAGCGGATCGCTTCAGGCGGCAGACTGAAAATGCCGCGCGCGTTGAGATACGCTGCACCCGAAGTGCCACGCAACGGTTGCAGCTTCGCGAACTTATTCAGAACCTTTGTACGCAGGCTGGTAGCGCTGCTACTGACCGGGATTTTTACACGCTGAAAATCATTACCGATCAGGTGATCTATTTCCCTGCAAACCTCATTAAATGGTTTCCCCTGTGTCAGTGTGACAAGCTTCATACCGTCACCACTGCCGCAGGTACAAATCCACGTCCCCCGACCGTCACGGTCGTCAATACGTAGCTTGCCGCGCGCTCCACATACCGGACATTCGCCTTTAAAGTGGTTTTTACCGGTGATTGGCGGAAGGCCGAAGTGCTCAAAGATGGTAGGCCAATGCCCAATTGCTGCTTCTGCCGTCTTCATGCTCGTTTTCCTAACTGCTGTTTGATATCGCTAATCACTTTCTGTGCTTGCCGAATGGAGGATGGCGCAGGTGCACCAGATGCCGCCTGCATACGTTTGGCCTTCTCCTGACCTTTCGCATAAGCGATCAATTTGTGCCGGATGAAATTCGAAACGGTCGGTGTGATCTCCATCGGGAAATCACTCAGCCCGTTAGGCCACTCGTCGAAACGTTCGCGAAAAGTGTTAGCGCACCAGCCATCACTAACGGGCTTTTTCCCCTGCGATACGCGCTGGCGCTGATAGAATTTGATCTGGCTCCACCAGTCCTGTTTCTCTGCCTTTGTGGGCAGATGCTGGTTTTTCCCCAACTTTTTGAGTTTGCGGCCGGTATCAGTATCGACGTCCTCACCGCCCAGCGGCTTATGCCCACATTTCGGGCATACGTACACACCAGCGGGTTTCATGTAGTGGCACTGAGAACATTCATGGGGGAGTTTTTCGGCCCGTTCCTCAGCTGCGCGGCGCGCGCTTTCATCCATACCGTCAGACTTACCGGGGAGATCGTCATACTCGATAGAATCCGGATAACCAAGGCGGTGCACGGTGCCGCTGTGATCGAAGATGAGGCAGGATTCTTTACCCGGTGCGGTGCGCAGGCCACGCCCGAGCGCCTGCAGCCAGCGAATTTCGCTTTTTGTTGGTCTGGCGTAGATGATGCAGCGAACGTCACTATCGAAGCCGGCTACCAGAACGCCCACACTAACGATGATTTTCGTTGCGCCGGTTTCAAAGCGGTGAATGATGGTTTGGCGCTCATCCACTGGAGTGTCGGCGGTCATGACCTCAGCGTTAACACCAGCCTGGTTAAACTGGATTGTCAGGAAATTGGCGTGAGCTACGTTGACGCAGAAAGCAATGGTAGGCAGATCCCGGCCATTCTCCAGCCAGTTCTGTACGATGTCGCCCACCAGCGTAGAGCCACACATAATTTCAGCCAGCTGCGTTTCGTTGTAATCGTTGCCGTATTCAAGCGAAGACTTGGTTTTTACGCCTTTCAGATCCGGCTTTGTTGGCGCGTAAAATTCGTATTTACTCAGATCGCCACGCTGGATTAACTCGCCGATGGTGGTCGGCTTAATCAGTCGGTCATAGTATTTGCCCAGGAACGGGGAAAAAGGCGTACCCGACAGGCCAATCACCTTTACGCCTTTGCCGCGCAGCCGTTCGATATCCTTCAGGATGCGTTTTTTACGCAGGTGTGCTTCGTCGATAATCAGTAGATCGATATTTTCAGGAAAAACACGACGAATAAGCGTGTCGGCGCTGGCAATCTGAATTTTACGGGCTGGATCGTAGTTCGGGTGATCCGCCCAGATATAACCGATTTCATCCCCTGGTAACCCGTACTCCACAAAGCGATTGGCCGTCTGACCAATCAGGATGGTGTACGGTGCACAAAACAGAACGCGCATACCACGGCTGACGAACCCGGCAACGATGAAAGCGGCCAAACCCGTTTTACCGCTACCGGTTGGCGAGTACACCATGAAGGTGTCGTTTGCCTTCCAGTCACGGCGCAACATGCTTAGCGCTCGTTCCTGTGCAAAATTCGGCGTGATCGTCAGCTCCATTGTGCTACTCCCGTGCTGATGAGATAATAATTCTGTGATGTGGTTTTCATGGATTCCCCCTCACATGGCTGGCGGCCTCCCCAAAGGCTGCCAGCCTCCCTTCTGATTCAGCTCCTCTGAAAAATCACTCTTCCAGGAAGAACCCTTTTCGTTTCTCAGCGCCTGAGCGCTTTGTACTACCTTGCTGATACAGGCGTTTTTTTAAATTGCGCCCTTAAGACAGTGATCTACTTAACCAATGGATCTCTCCTGTTGGAAAAGACCCTATTCCTACCCCTGCACCCAATCCCCCCCCTTACCCCCCCCCTTTCCCTCTTCCCCATAAAAACGTACTACTTCCCTAGTACACATGAGGAGTTGGGTCAGTTGGTTGCCAACCTGAGCAGGCACCTTTAAGCCTGCTTCTGTTCAGGTACCTTTAAACCCGAAACAATCAGGAGCGCTGTCGCGTTCCAGCCAGGGGAGGTTCGGCGGTATACCCCTGTAAAGCTCTGCCCTGATTTCTCACAAACAGGCGAAGCCTTGTGTTTGCTTCATGCCTTGCCCGGTTCTCCTTGCGGTACGAAACGGGTTCGGCCTCGAACGTCTCCTGATACACAGTTGCATAACGCTGGAGCGCTTTTTGTCGTGCAGTGGGTGTCAGGCTGAATAACTGCTGCTTAATCCACTCGGCATCCGCTTGTGAGTAGGTTTCCGGCAGGATTGAGTTATCGAAGTTGCTCTCCGGTATGTTCATCGGAAAAAACCTCATCCAGACTGGTTTCATATCCGAGCCGCTTAAAAGCGCTCACGATTCGTTTCCCCACCTCAATGTCAGGGATTCGACGACCAGTTTCGTAATGGCTAACTGCCCCCTGAGAACTGGCAATCAATGCGGCCAATTCTCCCTGAGTAACCTTTGCTTTCAGCCTTAGGCTCTTGATTCCGCTCATTCGGATAGTTCCTATCTAAATAATACATAACGTACTATACACACTTTAAACAATAATACAAAATGGAACTTGTTCAAAAAATACGGATTGTAATAATCATGAACATGAAACAGAGATGGCAGGACCTGGCTAAATCCAGGATGAAAGAAGTCGGAATGACTCAAGAACAGCTAGCTGAAGCTCTAGGAATAACCCAGGGTGGGCTAGGTCATTGGTTGAACGGTAGACGTGAACCCAACCTGGAGGTCATAGCAAAGATTTTTAACATACTTAAAATGCCAGGTTTCGTGGTGAATGCTGATGGAACGGTCAGTGACTCCAGAGCCGATCACAATGTGACATTCATCGGAATTAACGAGTCGAAAGGAAGCTACCCTGTAATTAGCTGGGTAAGTGCAGGGGATTGGATGGAAGCTGTAGAGCCATATCATAAGCGGGCTATAGACCGTTGGTACGATACAACTGTGGAATGTTCAGAGGATTCATTTTGGCTGGACGTGCGAGGTGATTCAATGACATCACCAGTCGGCCTAAGCATTCCGGAAGGTATGGTTATACTGGTTGATCCTCAAGTGGAGCCTATCAACGGGAAATTAGTTGTAGCAAAGCTTGATGGAGACAATGAAGCCACTTTCAAAAAACTGGTTGTCGATGCTGGTCAACGGTTCCTCAAGCCGTTGAACCCTCAATATCCGATCATTCCTATAAACGGTAATTGCCGTATTATCGGCGTCGTGGTAGACGCAAAAATAACCAACCTACCATAGTGTACAAGCCGCGAAAGCGGCTTTTTTTGTGCTCCCCGCCACGAAATCAATCAAAAAAACCTTTATAAACATTAAGATAAAAAATAATACATCAGATTAATCCGTTTTGTATTGACGTTATTTAATACGTTATGTATTGTTATGTCATCAACAAGCAAACGGAGCAAGCAGATGAGCACTCAAGAATTGGTGTCGGAAAATGGTCCTATCCATGATCTAGTTATGGATATTGATCGGGTGGTTAACGCGCTTGAATATGCCGAATCTGATCCAGATACTGGCTATAAGCCAGCTGCCCTTATCCAGATTTGCATTAACCAATTAAAGAGAAACCTTTCAGTTATAAATAAAGAGATTGGGAATGGCTGGCAGGAGAATAAATAATGAATAATGAAACCGTCACTTTAGATAAAGAAGAAACAAGCAGCACAATTCTAAAATGGTCACATGATGTGCGCTGCTGTGAATGTTCGTTATGGCTTCTTTTAGAACAAATGACGAGCATTGAAGAAGAACGAGAACACGCTTTAATTACTTTGGTAGTCCAGACATTGAATGATTTAAACAAGAGCATAGCTGACTTCGATACTTATAAACTTTAAATAAAAAAATAAATTTACAAACACTTATTTGGGTAGATGCAAACTCACCTTGAGGAAATGAAATGCAAACTTCACTTTCTTTTAACAAGCCAATTAAAGCGCCTCAAATGTTATTTGGCTCTGACAATATTAATGATTTTGGAAACAGAGTTAAGAGCTGCAGGATGGAAGGTGATTCAATGCAGCCGACTATCGAACCCTGTGAGGTAGTGGCTTTTGTTGATTGTGGAGGCCGCGTTCTTACACCCGGTATATATGTTTTTACGGGCGATGTTTTCGGTCGTAGCTGCCTGTTCATTAAGCGAATAGAGCCATTGCCGAACGGCGCATTAAAGATTATTTCTGACAATCTCCATTACCAAACTTTCACGCTTAATGCTGGTGAGCAAAAAGACATGCGTATCCACGGAATGGTTGTCGCTTCTTTGGCTGTGAGGCACTTCATATGACTTTCATTATAGATAAATCGGCATATAGAACAGCATGCCTTTATGCGTCCTGCGGTTACGAGGTAATCGCGCGGCTTTACCTAAAAAAAGCATATGGGAGATAGAAAATGTGGAACCCAAAGACGGCTGGGATAGATGAAATTCATTTAGAGGCAGAGAACCTCAACACCATTCTTGAAATAGTAATAAGCAATAATGAGTTAAACGCAAATCAAAAGAATTCTTTGCTAGGTATGGCTCTTGATGCTTCGGCGAATTTATTGTACTGGTGTGAAGCAGAGGAAAAGCGACGTGAATAACTTAATCAATACGTATCGCCACAGAATTCTAAAATCTGCGCTATTACGCCATCAGCGAAAAACAGGAAGCACCTGCATCATCATTAATATGCCTAAGGGTGGAATTAACACTATCGAATTAACAGAAATACTAATTGATGGCCTGTTGAGACGATTCGAAAAAATGATCCTCAGTGAGTACGGAAATATTGAAGGTGTAAAAGCCATCCGAGGAATTTACAGCAGCGCTGTAGATGTGAATGGCAGCGGTGAGTTCCTGACAGAAAGCGGAAAAGTATTAATCGACGAGCTCATTTCTGAGCTGGTTGAGTTTGCCAAGAAAAAATCAGTCACAGCGGAGACTAGCCATGAGTGATCAGACACGAATTATCACGCACGAACCAGTAAATATCGTGCTGACGATCGAGAACGGAAAGGTTATCCACGCGCGTCCGGTTCAGAACAGCGAGGTTACAGCATCGCTTGAGACATTTCTATGGATGGCAGAACGAGCCGGTTACACGGTAACCCCACCAGCAGGAGGCAAGGACAATGGCCCTGACAGCGATACGAATTCCTGAGTGGGTGCACCTGCAGGCGGTCAATATACTCCGCCAGTTCAGAGCTAGGCGAATTCATCCCTGCCGTATGCACGGCTCCGGAAACCTGAGCCTGAGGGTTAATCGCCGCTGGCGGTTACTGTCCCGTGACGGCGGCCAGAACTGGGAAGTAATGAGCCATGAACGATACAGCAAACTGAAGGACAGAAAATGAAAATCCAATACCAGGACTATGGCGCAGCAGCAAACATCGTTATCACCAGTACGGTGTTTGAGTTCCGTAAACATAACCGGGTTGTCGATGCCACGCTGCTCTGCACACCAGGCATCATTGCAACCCGTAGTGGGATGTTCTTCATGAAGACGGCTTTATCAGGTAAATCTCGCGACATGCTGCGTGCATATAAAACTGTTCAGCGGGAGGCAACACGATGAAGTCATTCCTCCTATCTATGCTGTTTGGCCTGTTGTTGGTGGCCGCTATTTTCGGGGCGTTGATTGAGTACAAATTTATGACGAATTTTGGAGGTTAACAGTGGAAAAATCGCATATCAATACTGAAAGCCTTAACACAATTCACGACTGTCTGTCCCAACTTGTGATAGCTGAAGAAACCCAGCTTAGTATTGAAAGCCAGTTGGCCAGCTCAAACAGCAGTAGCGAATGGAGCGTGTGGCGCAAAAAGGCAGAGAACGCTTTACGGGTTGTAAAAGCAAAGCGTCGCATTATTACGGCTCGCCTTGCTGTTCTCCGCCAGATTGAAAAAGAGAACAACATGCAATTCCACCAGCAACATAATGATTACCTGGTTGCTGAGTTGAAAAAGATTGTTACCCCCTCCTCTTTTGAATGCTGTGTTCGTCGGGCTAATGAAAAGCTGGGGGGATCAATTGAATAAGGCATTTGAAATATGGGTGCGCCAACGGTACGGGAACCGTTACGACCTTACTCGAGACATTGAAGGGTTTTACTGTCGGGAAGTAACGAGAAGAATGTTTGATGTGTGGTGCCACTGTCGTGGCCTGAGCGTGGTGTGAGGTGGGTATGAGTGATATTGAAATGATAGACGAAAAAAAAGTGATGAAGATGATCCGGGTTTCGTCTCGTATGACCATCTGGAAATACACCAAGCATCATAATTTTCCGAAACCGATCCGCACCCACCCCAAACAGTACTTACAATCTGAGGTGGAAGCGTGGATTTTAAACGGCGGAATTAACCCGAAATCTTCCTGATATGCCAGAATATCTTTTCAGCATACAGCTCATAGGCGGCTTTCTGTTCAGCAATCCATTCATGCTTGTTATAAACAGAAAGTACGCCGCCCAGTTCATGCCCCAGCATTTTTTCAATTACGTGCGGGGCTACCCCTTCCTCTGATAATCTGGTCGCCAGGGTCCTTCTGAAATCATGTGCGGTAAACTCCCCTATCCCCAGTGACGCCTCAATCCTTCTAAGAAATCGATTTGCGCCGGAAATAGTCATAGATTTTTTTAAATCTGGCCCCGGAAAAAGAATATCCCCGTACGTCATTTCTGCTTTTTTCAGTAAACCATCTGCAGCGTCAAAAATTGGACGTCGGATAATCCTGTTCGTTTTACTTTTCTCTGCCGGTACCGTCCATACACCTTCCTCACGATCAAACTCCCCCTTTACAGCCAGGCGAAGTTCACTGTTCCTAAATAGCTGCGCGGAATAGTAGATCAC